CTCATCGGATCCTTCATGGGTCGAAAAAACGTATTCCTTCAGAAGTCTTGTCTGATCATCTGAAAATGTTTTGCCATATTTTTCCTGAAGCTTCTCTTGCATGATTTGTACTGCTAATCGATTTACATCTGGAGTCTTAAATTCATCAAGATTGATAAGTTTCTTTTCTGTCTGAAGATGCTCATGTAGACTTTTTTCAAATTGAGCAATAACTACAAGGTCGGGATCATTGGACGCCCATGTTGTCAATAATGTCTGGACAGTAGCAAAAGCTTTATAGTCTGGAACTTTTCTGTCATAAAAATTCGAATCGTCCAAGTTATAGTTGATGTCCTTTATTAACATAGACTTCTCTTGCATCAGCTTCTTTTTGTCTAATTTTTTAGACGCATTTTTTGCTTCAGCTATTATTGAACTTGCAAGAGCGGGAGAAGGAACCTCTGTTACGACAAGGGCACGAAATAATCGAAATTCCCTGTATATTTCAGACCCGGGAAAAAAATGCTTACCAAGAACCTTAAGCGCTTTTTGAGCTTTCTTTATATCTCCCTCTACTAAAGCGGAAGAAATATATTCGGATAATTGAGCAAATAATATGCCCACATTCCTTTTTTTATTATGTCTAACTTTCATCAATGTCTCCGGCGTCGTATTCGTCGATTCCGATTTCTTCTCCCTCATTTTCCAACGCTTCGTTCAGAAGCACTCCGCCTTCAGGAGCTAAAATAGCAGATAGCGATTTGAATGTCCCCTTCAATTCTGGCGTAATAGCAGGTTTCACAGTGTAAGGCCTGCTCCTATAACTATCTGGTTCATCCCATTCTGTCCCCTCAATTGTATGTCTTAAATAATCATCACCAAAAGGTTTTCGTAATGAATCCTGAGGCCTCCCGTGGGTGACCATGGTCTTAAAATCAGGCATATGAGTCTTTATCGGACCAGGCCTAGAAGATTTCTGCTTTTTATTTGCACGGCTCATGGCTGATTGAGCCTTTAGCGGAGCGTCCGGATCATCAATCGAAAGACTAGAAATGTCGATCTCATCATCTTCATCATCTTCATCATCATCTTGCTTCTTGGGCTTCATCTCATCAGATGGAGTAGCTACAAGCAATTGGTCATTTGACGGCACGTCTCCCGCGAAAAGGCCTCCACCGCCGGCTTCTTCACCGCCGCCGCCTTCTTCACCACCTTCTTCCGATCCTGCAGCTTCAACCTCAGCATCTTCAATTTTATCTTCTTTCTTACCCTCTGCGATTTCTTCAATCTGCTTATCAGTTAATCCAAGAACCTGTTTTTGAACCCACCGGCGATCAAGCATCCCTTCAGGCACCTTACCCGCGATATCAAAACGCTGAGATATTAATTCCATGCATTTGGGCAACTGACGATGGGTTAGAGAGCTTCAGATCAAAGTCGATTAAATCTTCACCATCATATCCATGAACGTAAAGATGAATCATCGCCAATTTGTTCAATTCAGCAACCACTGTTTTCTGGATTCGTTGAATCGTACGACTAAATCTTATGTCTTCCTGAGCTAGCGTTGCCTTAGCTCCAATATCCTCATCATACCCAAGATAAGCGCGGGGAATCTTTAGCGCGGCGAACAACTTCTTCTGAATATACTCTACATCTTCAATTGCAGCTGTGTTTTGGCCACCCGCGAGAGTGTCGATTTTTGTACCACTATCTCCCCCGCGGACGGGGATGAAATAGTCTTTATCAACAGATAACGGGTTATAACGTAGGTCAACTTTGCCTGTGGACTTATCAATTACTTGCGATTTCTTCAAAGTAGAAGTTGCTTGCTCTAGATAATTCGGCACATCTTCTGGTGGAACATTACCAACATCAATATAAAAGACTCGTCGTTCAGGTGCCCTTATAACTCGGTACACGAGCATTGCATCCTCAATTAAGATTAATTGACGCCAAATTCTTCTAGCAGACTCTAATACGCTACTACCGTATGGCAAGAATGCATCATTCCCCAGAAGCCGAAAATGAGAAATCTGCCAATTCTCAAGAACAGAATTTCCCTGTGTGAGCCATCTAAAACGGACCGCTCCCGGATTTTCTGGATCAAACCCTTCCTCACGCTCAATTTCAGAAATTGGAATTGGGTACCCGTTGACAACACCGTATTGCGGATCGATATCATTGAACAAAAAGAAGTCACCATATTTGCAAAGATTTCGGACCCACATCACTAAGTTGAATTCTATGTTCAGCGTATCATAAAAAAGAGTTTCTAATAATTCTTTCTTGATCTCATCTTCACAAAAAATATGAAGTACCCTACCGTGCTCATCTGGGCTGACTGTCTCTTCAGCGTAGATATCCAGCGCAGAAGCTATCTCCGGGGTGGCCTCCATTTCAGAGAAGTCCGAATATCGAGACATTCTATCAAACGAACCGTACGCGCTAAGCGTCGTATTATATACATCATTGTGGGCGCGCTTAAACAGCTCGGCAGCAGAAGAAGATGCTCCCGGTACATTCGCTCTAACCCTTCTTTTGACGACAGGACCCGATCTAAAAAGATTAGTTAAACGTTGAAATATGTTTCCTTTAGCCATTTTACCCTCAGCCTATAATATAAGCACTATAACAACCACTTAAAATCTAATGAACCAGAAACAGCTGGATGGTCAGGTTCCATAGAAACTGAAATTCCACGAGAGCTAAATATTCCGACCTGTTGATTGAATTTTGACATATCTTTTGTGGGCTCTGGACTTTTATTCATCGCAAATCCGGCGAGCATCGCGGCGTTCAAGTCAACGGACGTTTTTGACCTCTTAACATCAACGTCATATAACCACAACCCAATTGCTAATGACATGATTAGGTCATCATTTTTTCCACGAGAAGCTTGCGCCTTGTTATTTGTCCATACAAACGTCTTTAATTCATCAACAAATCGTTGAGAGTAGATATCGATCTTATCATTTCTTAAAGCCTCTTCTAGTTTCGTAAGAATCTGAGCACGACTGCCGCCTTGAGTTGAGAACCCGGCTTTTCCAATGGATCCATTTCCATATAAAACGTCAAATTTATCTTTTTCTTTCGCAAAGTAGATATTGCGATAACCGGCTTCACTTAGCTTCATTAAGACAGCATACCCGTATGTATTGCTTTCTGGGCACACCAAAGCGTCTGAGTATCTTCGGGCTGCTTCGATAAGGAGAAAGGCCAATTGATCCGGAGGGATCTTTCCCTTAAACTCTGCGACCACTTCTGAGTCCGTTGAGTCTATAACATGAAAAGTAGAATAGTCAGCGGCATCGCCTCTTGCTACATCACAAGAAATGATGTATTGATGATTTTCTAAAGCATACTTCCACACCCAGACGTTATTTTCTGGACCCCATTTCTCAAGTGGTGTTCTTATCTTTGCCCGAATTTTTTCTATTTCTTCAGTCGATAAGAAAGTATCTCCTGATGCTTGAAAATCGCAAAGTAATTCTTGTGCTATCTGCTTTTTGTTTAGATTCTTAGCCTCTAGCTCAAACCAGTCGGCATTTCTTTCTGGATGAACGTCCCAGGGCAACCTGATGGGATTAAATTCATTCGATTTGCTTTGGGCGTTGTGATAAATGTCGTAGTACTGCCCGCCGGTACCGTTTGGGGTGCTAACAACTATAGCACGACCACCTGTGGATAACGTAGGATACAAACCCTTCCATAATTCGTCAAAATTCCTAATAAAAGCCGCTTCATCAACAATCAAAAGACTCAAGGCTTCGGAGCGACCGGCATCATCAGATGTAGGAACCGCTTTAATCCCTGAACCATTTGAAAACTCAATAGCTTGTGTATTTTTTGCAGTTATTTCAGTAATCCACATCCATTTCGGAATACCGCTCAAAGCTATCTTTACTTTTTTGATAAAGTTCTGCGCAACTGCTAGCTTAGTAGCAATGATAAGGACTGTCTTATCTTTTCGAAACAAGGTCATCCATACAGCATACGCAGCTGTCAGGGTTGACAAACCCAGCTGACGAGATTTAACTACGACATTAAACCTGTGATCGTTAAAATGCTTTAGGCAATCATCTTGAAACGGGAATGTATGAAACGGAATTCTTCCACGGAGAGGATGCTGGATCTGGACATAGCGATTAATGAAGTAAGCAGGATCCTTACCACACTTTACAATTTCAGCTACTTGTTTCTGTTTGTTCAGCGGCGGCATTCAGACTCATCAACTAACTTTCAAGCTTATCAATGCGCTGTAATACGCAATTCTTCGAGGAGAGTTAGACGTAGCCTGAACCATCTCAACGTTCCAGTCTCTATTGAGCTCTTTTACTTTCAACGTTCGACCTGCCAAGTCTTTAAACTGAGCTTTTATATTTTTTATCGCAGCAGTAAAAATATCATTGGACACATCATGCAGATTCCTCACTTGAAGCTCTAACGATTGTTCTCTTGCAAAATGTACGATCTGTTGCATCGTTAATTGCAGTATATCACCAGCCAAGCTGTGGGTTACTCTCATGTTATCACTGGACTTTCCCCATGATGTTTGACAGACTTGACCGAGTGCATTTGTATCTTGAACTGTTAGCATGTTTTATCTCCTGCTGTTAATTATCGCATTTCGCTAGTTTTTGATTCCACTCTTTTATTTCTTCTTCAGTTGGAGTGTAATCTTCATCTTTTCTCAATTTTCTGAGCGGTTCCAAAAAAGACACCCAACACTCAACGCAGCATCTGGTTTCTAAATATTGAGCGCAGTCCATTATGTCCCTCATCATCCAACTGCAAAGTGGACAATCGATGGGAACAAAATCCTGGAAAGAATTATGCGTGGCAGATTCTTGCATCTTTTCCTACTTTTTGAATGTCTAATACATTATCAACGATATCTTTCACTGCATCGACATGAGAGATAATCAAAATGTTCGAAAAGTATTTTTTCAATGAAATCAATAGCCGACTACACGCCTCGATGTTCTTGTCGTCTAATGCTCCAAATCCTTCATCAATGATTAGAATATCACTTCTTGGAGCATTACATACGTTAATCAACGCAACCCTTAGAGCCAAGGAAGAAATCATCTTCTCCATGCCCGATCCCGACTCAATAATTCTTTTTGAATCTCCATAGTCGACCAAAATATCCATATTATTCGATTCGGGATCAGCAACAAGCTCCAAATCGAAATTAACGACTCCTTGAAGTATTTTTGTAAGCTCTGCATTTATCTGTGGAAGCTGTAGAGACAAAATCGTTAGTGGTATACCCTTCTTGTCAACTGCTTGTGTGAAAAGAGAATACGTTTCCCATCGCTCCCGGACCGCTCCGAACTTTTCTTTTTCTGTAGAAAGAGTAGTCCTATCTTGTCGTGAAACGCTGATTTGTTCTGTCAGATAAAGCCTTTCTGCATCAATTTCCGAGATGCGCTTTTCTAATGTTCGCAAGCCCATGCGCATTTTTACTATTTCAGAGTCTTTTTCTTCGTCTATAGATCGTAAACGCATGTCTCTTAAAGAATCTTTACCTTGTTCTAATTCAGACATAACAGTTTGATGAAGCGCTTCCTGCTCTCTAAGACGAAGCTTCATTTCTGAATTATTAA